CACCTGATCCAGATTACACGTTTCGCTGGGTAGCGACTCATGTGCTAGGTCAGCCATTAGCCAACAACGTGTCCTTACAGATGCGCGATGGTTATGAGCCGGTGAAAGCAGTGGATCATCCGGAGATGGCCTTGTTTGGTAATAACGCAAGTGGCAATGTGGAAATTGGTGGGTTGATGCTTTGCAAAGCTCCCAGAGAACGCATTGAAGCCCGGTCTGAGTATTACAACAAGCAAGCTCAAAACCAGATGGATTCAGTTGACAATCATTTCATGCGAAATAATGACCCTCGGATGCCCTTGTTTGCTGACCGCAAGTCAACATCAAGTCGCGGAACAGGATTTGGTTCTGGTTCTAAATAATTTATAGGAGTCTTTATGGCTTATCCCACGGTAGACAGCCCCTACGGGCTAAAGCCTGTTAACCTGATTGGTGGACAGGTATTTGCGGGTTCAACCCGTTTGATGGAAATTGCCAGTGGTTACGCCACCAGCATTTTCTACGGTGACTTGGTAAAACGTATCTCTGACGGAACTATCGAAAAAGACACGGGCACAACAACTGCCACGCCTGTCGGTATTTTTCTTGGTGTAAGTTTTACTAACCAATCAACTGGTCAAATCCAGCAACAACAGTACTATCCAGCTAGTCAAGCAATCGCTTCGGGATCTAAGATCTTCGCTGTGGTCGCTGATGATCCTGATACGCTGTTCCAAGTAGTCTCTTGTTCTTCAGGCACAACCGTGGCTGGAATGGGCATCTCTGCTATTGGTAACAACATTGCTTTGATTCAAAACGCTGGGTCTACCGTTACTGGTAACTCCAAAGTGGCTATTGATGAAGGCACTCAAGCTACTACCAATACGCTGCCTATCCGCATCATTGATGTGGTTCGTGAGACAGCAACAGGCGCTGATACATTCGTTGAGTTTATTGTCAAGATAAATGCAACCATGCACCAGTACAACAATTCTACTGGCGTATAAGGAGCATAAACCATGGCTATTTCACGCGCACAACTACTTAAAGAACTGCTCCCCGGCCTGAACGCTTTGTTCGGCTTGCAGTACGCAACCTACGGCGAAGAGCACAAAGAACTCTACGAAACAGAGAAATCTGAGCGTTCTTTTGAAGAAGAGACAAAACTGTCTGGCTTCTCTGCTGCTCCTGTCAAGAACGAGGGTTCTGCCATTGCTTATGACAATGCGCAAGAAGCGTTCACGGCTCGCTACAACCACGAAACCATCGCCTTGGGTTTTTCAATCACTGAAGAAGCGGTTGAAGATAACTTGTACGACAGCTTGTCTGCTCGCTACACCAAGGGCTTGGCTCGTGCTATGGCTTACACCAAGCAGGTTAAAGCTGCAGCCGTCTTGAACAACGGTTTCACCAACTCTGCCGCTTATTACGGTGGTGATGGCGTGCCTTTGTTCAGCACAGCGCACCCGCTGGTGTCTGGTGGCACCAACAGCAACCGTCCTTCAACCAACTCTGACTTGAATGAAACATCGTTGGAAAACGCTGTGATTCAGATCGCTGCTTGGACTGATGAGCGTGGTCTGTTGATCGCTGCTAAGCCTAGAAAATTGGTTGTGCCTCCAGCACTTCAGTTCGTTGCTACTCGTTTGCTCGAAACTAACCTCCGTGTTGGTACCGCTGACAACGACATCAACGCGTTGAAGAACAACGGTTCAATCCCTGAAGGTTACACAATTAACCACTACCTGACCGACACAAACGCTTGGTTCTTGTGCACAGACGTTCCTAACGGCTTGAAGCACTTTGAACGTATGGCTTTGTCTACGTCTATGGATGGTGACTTTGACACAGGTAACGTTCGTTACAAGGCCCGTGAGCGTTATTCGTTCGGCTGGTCTGATCCATTGGGCGTCTTTGGCTCCCCCGGTTCGACCTAATAAAACAACCCCATAAGGGTAAGTTTGAGGCCACCTGCGGGTGGCCTTTTTGTTGTCACAAAGTTAAACTACGATCAATTTGCAGCCAATGTGGTTGCATAAACACAGGGGCACATCATGAAATTTGAAATGGAATTTGGTTACTTTGGTAACAACAAGCTGTCTATCGAGACTCACGATTTTGAGATGATTGAAATTTTCCAGAAGTTTGTGGAATTTCAAGAAAATTACGGCTGGGCTGTTGAGTACGTAGCCGCGCCCGACGACGAAGAGTTTGAAGATGAAGACGACACCGAAGAAGAGATTGACGGTGACATTGCAGATGCTGCTGAAGAAGCTGCGGGTAACAAGTAATACTAGGGGGCTTCGGCCCCCTTCTTCTTTTTAGCTTTTTTGTTTAAACGCTCGTCGTGGTGGTGTATGCGGTGACAGTTGGCGCAAAGCACAACGCACTTTTTGACCTCTTCCATAGCCCGCTTGAACGCACGGTTTTTTATTAGCTTATTGACCGAGGCTTCTTTAGTACTACTGTCAATGTGGTGGAAGTCAAACGTAGCGGGGTGGTTTTGCCCACATTTAATGCACGATAATGTAGCTTTAAAGCTACGCCATTGATCTTTATACGCCTTGGCAGAAGCCTTGCTCGCAGCTATTACGGTCGTTTTATTGTTGGCGTAGTACGTACTTGCGTACGTCTTTTGTTTAGTTTGCTTAACAATTTTATCTTTATACGGCATGCTTGATTCTGTACTTCCAGTACAACGCCGTTTTAAAACCCCAAGGTTTAGATGGCTCAAACATTTTAAAACCCGTAGCTATCAAACTGTTAGCAGACGCAGGGTTTTCGTTAGTGTCCGTAATGACCCAACTCATGCCTAATCTCTTGGCCACTTTAATACGCTGTCGGATAAGCCGCTTCTGGATTCCCTGTCCTTGATGAGTTGGTGCAACGCCTGCGCGACATAGGTACATAGTGTCAGACCAACGAACAGAGGGAACAATACCACCGAAGCCAACTGCTTCACCGGTTTCTGAAAAAACAACATACCAATATCCTTTTGTAAGCGGGTAAATTTTGTCGTGGGGAAGGCACGTCTTTTGAAGCAAAGTCAATAGGTCTACTATCTCTGGTAGATCAATATCGGCGTGGACAATGCTGTATTTCATGTATACATAATGCCTAATAATTATGACAAGAAAATAAATGTTGCACGCTTAAAAATACCGTGATATAAACACAGTATTCCGGGCTTATCCGGTGCATTAGACAGTCCCGGCTGACGACATACAGACTGATGCACTTAACTTGTATGTAAGGAAAAATCATGGCACGCACTACGTTTCAAGGCCCAATTCGTTCATTGGGCGGCATTTATCAACAAGGCCCAGCGACTGTTGTTGACATCACAACAAGCACTACATTAAGCCCCGAAGAGCATGGCGGTCGTATCATCGCTGTTGGTGGTTCTTTAGCGGCTGCACTAACTTTGACATTGCCAGCAATCAATGTTTCAACTAACTCTACAACGTCTGGCCCCGGTCAAGACCCAAGCACAGCCAACAACGAAGGCGTTGTTTACACAATCTGGGTTCCTACTACCATCTCTACAAGCGCATTGAAGATTGGTACTAACGGCACTGACAAATATGTTGGTTCAATCACCATGAATGACGTTGACACAGACGGCGCAGCATTGGTTGGTTTTTTTGCCGCCGCTGCCAATGACTTTATTAACTTAAACGGCACTACCACTGGCGGTGTTGCAGGTTCATGGATTCAGATCGTTGCAATTGCAGCTAACAAGTACATGGTTAACGGAACAGTCCTTGGCACTGGCACTGTTGCCACGCCATTCGCTAACTCCTAATCAACTCAAGGGGCTTCGGCCCCGTTTTTAAAGGAGATTGATTATGTCGATGCAAACTGATGTACAGGTAAGTGTTCCGTTAACTTCTACGGGGCAATTTACCAATCAAACACCTACTGCTCTTGCTAGAGCAAGGGTCAAAGCTGTTTATATGGTTCCGTCAGCCACGGCTGGAAGTGTGGTGTTTAAAGATGGTGGGTCAGGCGGCACAACCGTTATGACGCTTAACACCGTGGCTTCTGCTACGCAACCTACGTATCTTATATTTCCGGGCGAGGGTGTTTTATTTAGCACCAATGTTCATGGAACTGTATCAAACGTAACTTCAACCACAATTTTTTATGGCTAAGAAGAAAGGCCCCGTCCTATCAGTTGGAAGAGGCGAGAAATTGCCAATATCCAAGGGGGCGGGCTTGACTGCCAAAGGCAGGGCTAAGTACAACGCTGCTACGGGTAGTAACCTGAAGGCTCCACAGCCACAAGGCGGCAAGCGCAAAGACTCGTTCTGCGCACGCATGTCAGGTATGCCCGGCCCCATGAAAGACGAGAAGGGTAAGCCCACCCGTAAGGCGGCTGCTCTTGCAAGATGGAAGTGCTGATATGAACCAAGAGAACGTTGAAACTTTAAAGAATGTAGCAGATGGTGTAGCCGCTGTTACGGCTATTGGTACGTTGATGCAACTACTTCCTGCGGTTGCCGCACTGTTTACGATTGTGTGGACAGGCATGCGGATCGCTGAAATGATTGCGGGTAAACCCTTTGCTGAAATCATCCGTCGTAAGAAAGCTGAATAATTATGGCCGCCTCAAAAATAGCCGCAATCATTGCCAGAGAAGCTTTAGCTAAATTTGGAGACCAACTGCCTACGGGCGTTAAAGAAGCGATTAGTTTTGTAGACAGCCCCAAAAGAGCTATACAAGGTATGGTTAGGGATGCTATCAAAGACCGCATCAAAGACGAAGTAATGCGCGATTACGATCAACATCAATTCGGTGGCGGCAGTGGTGGTAAACCACGATTTGATGAAGAAGGTATGAGTGTTGAGGCATTCAAACGTGGCGGTAAAGTCAAAACTAAACCTGTAGCAAAAGCTAAAGCTAAAGTAAACACTGCATCTCGCCGTGGTGATGGTATTGCTCAGCGCGGTAAAACTCGTGGGAGGTATATCTAATGCCAAGCACGAGTAAGAAACAACATAATTTCATGGCTGCGGTGGCTAACAACCCATCGTTTGCTAAGAAAGTAGGAGTCCCACAGTCTGTGGGCAAAGATTTTACAACTGCGGACAAGGGCCGCAAATTTTCAAAAGGTGGTGATACTATGGCTTCCAAAATGAATCCCGGAATGATGGCAATGATGGCCAAGAAAAAATCCATGAAAATGGCCGGTGGCGGTATGCCCATGACCATGAAAGATGGTAAAAAAGTCCCGGCTTTTGCCGCAGACGGCGAAGGCAAAATGAAAAAAGGCGGCATGGCCAAGAAGATGAACATGGGCGGTATGGGTGGCATGGGCTACGCTAAAGGCGGCTCAGCTTCTTCTCGCGCTGACGGTGTTGCTACAAAAGGCAAAACCAAAGGCACAATGATTGGCATGAAAATGGGCGGCAAAGCCTGTTAAGAAGTCGTCATGGCAACCGTAAAACCCACAGGTACTGTAGTTAAGTCTTTAAAAAAGGCTGGGTTTTATGGCGCAAGTGAACCCAAACGGCTGGCTATTATCAACAAAGTTACAACCAAACCCCAGCGGATAAAGATGGTTGATAAGATGTTTCTAGCCAAGAAAGTTAAAGGCGGTACAAAATGATGGCCAGTCGCGGTATGGGGGCCATCTCCCCCTCTAAAATGCCCAAGGGTGTCAAGAAAGCCCGGCGGGACGACACTGACTTTACCCAGTACAAAGAGGGCGGGAAGGTAAAGTCCAAAGTAAATGCTGCGGGTAACTACACTAAGCCCGGTTTACGTAAACGGATTTTTAACAGCGTCAAAGCTGCTGCAATTGTTGGTACTGGCGCAGGGCAGTGGTCAGCACGTAAAGCGCAAGTTATGGCTAAACGATACAAAGCTGCCGGTGGTGGCTACCGTGACTAAGTGGTCTGACAAGCGCAAGAAAGCCATAAACTGTGACGCCCCAAAAGGTTTCTCAGAAAAGGCACACTGCGCTGGAAAGAAGAAAATGGCAGGTGGTGGATTAGCTAAACCGCAACAGTCTCTAAAAGACTGGGGCAAACAAGATTGGACAACCAAAAGTGGTAAAAAATCTTCTGACACTGGTGAGCGATACCTTCCAAAAGCTGCGATCAAAAGTCTCAGCGCTAGTGAGTACGCTGCGACGACCAAAG